TTTAGCTGGAACAGGTTTTAGCATTGGAGGACCAATTGGTGCTGCTGCTGGTGGAGTATTGGGAACAGCTCTTGGTTGGATTGGCGCTAGAAAACGCAAAAAACAAATGGAGCAGATGAGGCGTAGACAAGAAACTATGAATAAAACTCAATTAGGTATGAATGCTGCAGCAAATCAAACAGTAGAGTATTGGGATGATAATGAGTTAGCATATACTTATGAGAACGGTGGTATACTTCCTGACTTAGCCTATGTAGATAACAATGAGGTTATCAGAGGAGACGATGGAACTATTATGCAGGTTCCTAATAATAGGCCAGGTACAGATAATCATTTAATTGATGCATCTAATTTAGAGTCAGTATTATCTGATAAAATTAAAAGACCGGGAACAAATAAAACTTTTGCACAAGAAGGTAAAAAACTTACTAGAATGACGAAGCCAAGTAAAGGTAAAGATATATTTGCTGATAATACAAATATGTTAAATAAACGAAATGCTAACTTTGCATATGATAATCTATTATCAGAACAGGAGGAAGTAAAAGCTAAAAAAGGAATTAAACCTAAAAAGAAGGGTATTCCTGCTTATGAAAAAGGGTATAGTCTTCGACGTCCAAATATATACACAGAAGCACTAGATGAAGCTTTACATTATGTTCCAGTAGAAACACCAAAAAATGCTAAGACTAGAACTAAGGATAAATTAAGTAAGCCTATAGATCCTGTACAATTACTGAAGAATAGAAAAGAGTATTGGAGGAATAATGATTTATATTATGCTGATCAGTTACCAGATGTAGAGGTGACCGCTAAAGCACCTGCTACTCCTGCATATATGAGACACGTTCAGCAATGGGATCCATATTGGTCTTCAGTATTAGGTGCGGCTAGTGATAGAGATAAATCTAGATCAAATATCCAATTAAATCCAAATAAGCGTATAATTCAAACATATGGTAGTGCTCCTGCTTTTTATGCTCCTGTAACAGGAGATGGTATCGACGCTATTACATATGCTAATGATGAGCCGATTTCTGTTGATACACCTGTTGTACCAACTAAACCTGTATCGCCTACTCCTGCAGTAAATACAACTAAAAGTGTACCAAGTAAAAGTACTACAAAAACTCCAAGTACAAGCTCAACTAAAACGGTTCCTAATTATAACTTTGTAGATGCTCCAATGCTTGATATTGAAGAACCAGTTATTGGTTTCAATGATGCTTATACTCAATCTTTAGAAACACCTAAGAAACCAATTGCAGCAAAACCGGATTTATCTCCTATATCAAATACGGTAGGTAATAAAAAGAGTCCAAAAGATAAAGCTGGGGTTATTGATTATTCTCCAGACTGGTTGTCATTAGCTCCTACCGTATATAATGCTTTACAATCTTTACGTAATCCAGAGTATGAACAAACTGTTTTAAATCCTTACACAGGTGCTATTACTAATACTATGGCTAGACGTAGAATGAATATAGAACCTGCAAGATTAGCCAACAGTAGATCAAGGGCTATTTCAAATTATAACTTAGCAAATATTAATGCTAACACTGGTGCTAATTTAGCAGCAAGAACTCAAGCTGCTGTTGATGAGTATGCTGCTAATGCTAATATGTATGCTACTAAACAAAATGCAGATAATGCTTACTTGGGTGAATATGCTAATACCTTAAATAACTTAGGTCAGCAATTTGTTCAAAGTAGAACTCTTGCAAATGATTTAAATGCTAAAAATAGAGCAGCTGCTAGAAGCTTTGGTACTGCTGCTGTTAGTCAATTAGGACAATGGTCTCAAGTAAACAGACAGATGAAGAATCAAGCAGCAAGAGATAATATGATTTATCCATATCTAGCTAATTTCTTAGCATATGGTAATCCTACAGAGTTAATTCAACAGATGAATAGACAATATTATAAAAGATAATTATGGTAAATAGATATGATCGTCCTGCAGAAGCGCAGTTCATAAATACATATGTTCCTCTACCATTCCAGCAATTATATACTCTAGGTAAAGAAGCAAATGCTAGAGTAGATAAAGCTATTGCAGATTTATCTGGTGCTCTGGATAAATGGTCTGATTTTAGATCACCATCAGAAAAAGATACTAAGGCTTGGTACGATGAGACAATGGGTAAAGCTAAACCTATTATTGATAAATTAGCACAAAATATTGATTCGCTTAAAACTCCAGAAGGTAGAGCTCAGATTAATTCTTTAATCAATAATGTGGATAGATATAAATTAGCTACTTTAAAGCAAAGTAGAGATGGTATGCTACAAAGAATGGAAATGAATCAGAAGTTAGCAGCTGCTGGTAAGTTTAATGAAATGTGGCATGGAGTTGATTTTGCTAACTACGATACACTTACTTCTGGAATTTATAATGATGTATCTCCTTTAGCATATAAGGATGTTAGAGAGTTATCTGATCCGTATTATGCTAAGTTGCAAAGAGGATATCTATATACAAAAGGTGGTTACGATTACTTTGGAAATTCAAAGGAAGATATTGAAGCTGTAGCAGATGCTCACTATAATGATATCGTTAGTACTCCAGAAGCACAGAAGCATATGCAGTTATTTAAGCAAAGAACTGGGGCTACAGATGAAGAAGCTCAAGCTTGGTTTAGGCAACAAATTATTGATTCTAATATTGATAGAACCATTAGACCAACAAGAGAGCTTAATCAGTATGCTAAGATGGCTGCTGAGCAAGCATATCGTAGACAGTTGAAAGCTGCAGAGAACGCTCAAGGTTCTCCAGTACAATTTACTACAAAGCTTGCTGCTACACTTATGAACAGACCATATGGCCCTCAAACATCTGAAAGAGGAAACAAATTAACTTATAATTCACAGTTTGATAGAATACAAAAAACATTTGCTCCTGATAGTAAATATAGAGATATCTATATTAACAGAGTGGATGAAAATGGCACTCAATTACCTTTAAATAGAAACAAGAGTGCATATGGTATTGTATCAAGATTGTCTACAGATATTGGTTCACAAGCAAACTTTATTAATGACGCAATGCTTGATAAATCTTCTATGGTTAGAGGATTAGCAGGTACTCCAATTTATTCTGGTAATAGCGTTTATGGAATGATGACACCTGAACAATATATCAACTCTAAGTTTGGTTTAAGCGTTAATGAAGCTAACTGGAACTCAAATCGAGTTAAATTTGAAAGAGACCTTATTGCTGGTAATATTCCTAATGTGGGAGTTACACCTACTAATAAAGTACTTATTGAAAATGGTATTCCCGGTGATGAACAATTCACTCAAGAATACAAAGCGTATGTTCCAGTACAATACTTCATTGATAATGGCTATAACTTTGGAGAAACTGATCCTGAAAAGCTAATTAAAAATGAAGACTTTAATAAGTTCTTATCAACATTAAATGGTAGATTACCTAGTCCTTCTGGAGACATTGTTAAGAAACCTAATATCAAATTTGGTAGTGATAAAAATGCTGCATATAGAGAGATACAAAGTAGTGGATGGTTATCAGATCCTCAGTATGCTGCAGCTATTCAATACGATGGTATTTATGTAGAGGTACCTGTTATGCGTCAAGTACTTAATAATCAGCAAACTAGGGAAAGAGCTAATTTGGAAGAATTCCAATATACTAAAATGGGTTCTAAATTAAATGCTGCTTACAGAGGAGATAATGAAGAATTAATCTATGGACAGTAAAAATAATATACAAGATATATCATTAGCCACTAGACTTCGTAAACAAAATTACGAAAGATATCTAGATGGTTCTAATGCTTCAAGTATTGGAGTAGGATCTACTGTAGATCCTACTTTGGTGCTTAGAGACTTAGCTGGTTATAACAAAGATAGTTATAATAAAGATTTAGATACAGAAAGCACTCTAGATGAAAGTTCTAATGATCTTAGTACTACAGAATTAATATTTAATTCTGCAAAGGCAATGCTTCGTGATATGAACGAAGCACAGTTGTCAAATACTAGAGGTGTATTACGTAGAGAAGTATTACCAAATATAGACAGGTTTAATAGCAATCTTAATCTATTTTCTGCATATGATAATTTGATGTCTGAGAAGAATTCTCTTCTTAACCAATTATCTACTACTCAAGATAGTAATGAGGCAGATGCCATAGCTATTCGATTACAGGAAGTAGATAATGAGTTGAATCAGACAAAAGAAGGATTGACCGCATTAGGTGTGTCACCTGATTTAAGTAATGCTCAAGAAATACGTACACAGCAAGAACAGCAATTACAATCATATAAAGATAGAGCTCAAGAACTATATGATGATATAGCTACAGATGAGGCTGATATTGCTAGATATAAAGTAGATGAACGTTTCCAGAGAGCTATGGAACAGAATAGTGAGTTTAAATGGACAGAACCAAGTAAATGGATATATTCTGTACCATCTGCCGTAGGTTCTTCTTCTTCTGCTTGGATGTGGCAAATAGCTCCATATGCTACTACAGCATTAAAGAGTGTAATGACAAAGAGTCTGTTAAAAGCAGGCACTATGGCATTAACTGGAGCTGCTGCCGGTAGTGTTGCTCCCGGTGCTGGTACTCTTGCTGGTGGTGCTATTGGTGCAGCAACAGGAGCATTAAGTATTGCTTTAGATCTTGGTAATGCTGCTATGATGATATATTCTAATTATAAGCAAGCTGAGAATGAAGCTAATGCTAATGTATCAGATGACTATAGAGATAGAGTATCTAACATATTAAGCCAAAGTGGTAGTTCTGTACAGAATGTAGTTAATGCAGCTAGATCACAAGATTTACCAGAAGAGTTCAGTAAACTTACTGACGATAAACTGTTTGAAAAAATTCTTGATGGTCAAGTACAAGTAGAAGATCAATCTTTAAATGAAGCTATATCTCAAGCTAGACAAGGTTTAGATAGAGATTTTGCTCAAAATATGGCCATCACTTGGGCTAGTAACCTAGCTGAGGATGCTCTTATGGTTCCATACTTTGGAAAAATTGCAGATGGTTGGATTGGCAAAGGTCTTAATACAGTTGCATTCGGAATGAACCCTGTTGAAGGGTTAGGTGAGTTAGCTGCTAGTCAAGCTAAAAAGAAAATGTCCAAATATGTATTAGGTAGAAATGCAATTGATGTTGCAACAAAAAAATGGGCTAATAGAGCTGCAAAAGTAGCATATGTTGGAACAGATTTAGCACTACGTAATGCTGCAACTGCATTTAATGAAGCAATTGAAGAAGGATCACAGTATACTACAGGTCAAGCATATAAGCGTGGAGATTTTGATAGTTCTGATTTAGACCTAGAAGGATTAGCATCATCCTTAGTAGGAGCATATAAAGAGAAAGCTACAACTGTAGCTAACATCCTAGGAAGTCCGTTTGGCTATCAAAATCCATTATATGAAAATGATACAGAATATTGGAACAATGTTAAGCTAGGGGCTGCTGCAAGCATATTATCTCCTATTCAAGGTGCTGTTAACGCTAGAGGTGCCTATTCCTTAGTAAAGGAGACACAGGGAATGGATAGAGTAAATGAGTTAGCTGCAAATGAAATCAATTCTAAGGAAGAGATGGAGAAAGCAATAACTTATGCTAGTGGTAAACTAAAAGGGCATGAAGCTGAGATTGTAAATGCTTGGAGTATGTTAGCTGATGGTAAAACAGAAAACTTACCAGAAGGATTTAACAGAGAGGATGCATTAGAAGAAGCTAGATTTGCATCTAGAGCTTTCTCTTTAGCTAAGAGCAAACAAATGAAGTCCTTAGCTAATACTATGGGTATTGAAGAAGATACAGAAGAGTATGGTATACTCGTAGGTCTTGCAATGCAAGCAGAAAAAGAGTACACTTCTTCTATTCAAAATGCCAGAGTAAGAAGACAAGAATTAGATAATGCTAAGAATAATTTTGTAAATGACCCTATATCAGAGGAAAGCCTAGCAATTGCTATAGATGATGCTTATAAACGTATCAATAGCAATGCTACTACTCAGGATGAAATTGTATCTAAAGATGAATTAAGAGAAATTTATGATAGGCAAAGACATTTGAATATCATGAATAATATGATTACTGAGATTGATACAGCAATAAATCAATTGAATGAAAATAAAAATGAATCTGAATTCAGAGGTAATCAGTATTCTTTAGCTAAATTAGAGGATATGAAGTATCGTCTAAATGCTAGAAAGAAATCTATTCTAAAGAGTATGCCATCTTGGTATAAGAATAATGCTAATACTATTAATAATGTAGATACAGCTATGCAGTTCGTTACTATGAATGAACATGTATCTGGTCTTAATAAAGCTACAGAAGATAGTATATTAGCAGAATTAATGTTAGAAAGGAATAGAGAAATCTTAAATTCATTTCATGGTATAGATAATGGCAGAATTACTCCTACTGAAGAAGTAGAAAGAGAGAATATAATAGAGTTAGGTAAGACTAAACCTTACAAGAAATCTAAAAAGTTAAGGCTTACCGCTTTAAGGAATATCCATGAGCACCAAGGAGACACCCTTATTAGTGAAATGTTTGATTTGTATCAAACTAAGAAAGCTGAGAGTAAAGAGGCTACAGAAGGTGCCCTAGGAGTTACTGAGCAACAAAAAGCATCTAAACCTGTTGTTCCTTCTAAACCAGTTACTGCTCCTACTGGTCCAATGCGTACTGAGCAACAAGCAGCGCCAGAAGTTGAGCAAAAACCTACTCCTCAAGTAAGGAGAACAGCTAGACCTACTCAAGCTAATATTGCATCTCAAGAATTAAGTGAAGCAGATCAAGCTATTATAGCTGCTGCAGAAGGACAAGATATTGGTTTAACTCAAAGAAAACAACAACCACAAGTTGAACCTGAAGTTCAACCTCAAAATAATGACAGTGCAAAAACTGAACCTGTTGAAACTACTAATGAAATATTAGGTGCAGATGAAGATCCATTTGCTGGTGGAGTAGGTGGTGTAGAAACTGAAGATGTATTTAATGAATATGGTGGTGCTGTTGAGGAACCTACTAAAACATCAAAGAAAGCTAAAGAATCTAAACCAAAAGCAACTAAAACTGAGCAGGCTAAAAAGGATACTGCAAATGCTAGAGAAGAATTTAATGAAGCAGCAAGAAACTTCTTTGATCTTCTTGAGGATGATACTTTAGGGTTCGCATTTGATCCTGCTGCTCAAGCTGAAAAGCAAGCAAAAATATTCAAAGCTTTCTTGACAATGCTTGGTAAAGCATTTAACTTAGGAGCATACAAGTTCAAAGAAGTAGCATTGAATATGTATGAAGCTATTGGTAGGGATAGAGAAAAGTTATCTCAACATTTTGATGCTATTAAGGGAGCATATTCTACTGCATACTACAATATGCCAGAGAATGTTAGAGGTAAAATGACAACACCAGCAGAAGTCGCTGAGATTACTGTAGATGATTTGTTTGATCCACAACCAGCAGATTTAACTGAAGAAGAAGTTAACGATGCAACCAAAGATGGAGTTATACCTACACCAGTAACCCCCGGTTCGGTTCCACCTGATGCTATTAGTGATTCAGAATTAGCTGAATTCACAGAGAATAGTGAGTTAGGTATTTTAAATACTTTCCATTATACTCCTACTGCTAATATTGGTGAAACTATAGAATTAGGCGGTGCTAGAATTCAATTCTCTCCTAACTCTGAATTACCTAAGCTGTTTAAAACTAAACAAGATAAACTTACTTATGAATATTCTGTAGCACCTTACTATGATAATATTCGTAAGAAAACAGTACAATGGAATGATCCTAGTACCTATGATTATGCCAGAGTAGGATTAATAATTACTAATACTGAAAATGGTAAAAGGTATTGGGTTGCGATGAGAAGTCCGAACAATATTCGTAATCTTACTCCAGAAGAATATCCTGAGATGATAAGAAAACTACGGGAACGTAGACAAGAAATTATCTCTAGGTTTGTAATGAAAGATTCAAATGGGTCTTTACTAAATAAGGTAGATACTAGAATAAAGGTAACTCCTACTAGATTGTTGTTGCATAATGCTATTGAAGGTACTATTTCTCAAGAGATACCAGTAAATGATAAACAATTTAAAGATGTATTTCAGTTTAGTGGTAATCTAGATGAAGAAATCAATAACTTTGGATATAGTACTGGTGTTAGAGGTACAAGTACAATATTTACCGTAGAAGGTGATAATACTGGTTTTATTGGTACTACTTCTGGTGGTGTGTATTATATTATCGATGGTAAAAAAAGGTTGTCTGGTAGACCATTACCATTAAAATTATCTCTAGCGCGCTTCAATTCTTATCCTAAATTAGCAGAGGCAATCTCTACTATAGTGTTTAGAAGTGGTTTTAAGGGTGGGCAGAATATAAATAATACAGATTTAATTGCATCTGATATTATTGAAATGTTCTTAAACTATGGTGAACCTACTTCTGTAAACAATGACTCTGATATTAGTGATTCTGCAAAAGCTAATTTGCGTAATAAGCAATTGTATATAGATAATAAAGGACAATTTGGTGTATTACACTATGGTATCAATGAAGTATCCTTAGCAGGTTTGTCTATTGCGCAGAAAGAACAAGAGAGAAAGCATTTCGAAGACTGGTTATTATCTAATGGTTCTATGCCTTTTAAAGTTCCTTCAAAAGGGAATGAGAAATTAGCAGTAAACATGAAAATGAATCTATTATTTTCTGGTAGATTATCTAGTAGTGTTGAAAAAGCAGGTGGTAGATTAGAACTATTTGATGGTATAGTATTTACTAGAGAAGATATGAACCATACATTATTATCTTGGATGATAAGAAATGGTATGATCAAATCTAATCTTAATGCAGGAAGATATGAAAGACCATATGTAATTGCAGATGGTATGACTCAGGATATGCCTACAACTATACCTGATTCTACAGCAACTCCAGCAATAGAAGAAGCTCCTAAATCTGAATCTCCTAAACCATCTAGAAGACGTAGATCATTTAATGATTTATCTAGTATGGGGGGTAGCCAAAAAGAAGTTAAAGTGAACTTTACTCCTAATAAGAAATATACTACTAAGGAGAAACTGAATAAGATTCAAGCTAAAAACTTCTTGAAGCAAAAGTTAGGTATGACAGATGCAGAGATTAATATAATTGATGCAGCTGTATCCTCTGATATGCCCGCAACAGCTTTATCTTATATGACTAAAGATAGTATTACGTTATATAATAGTGATCCAGCTGGTGTAGAATTTCACGAAGCATACCATAGAGTGTCTCTATTATTACTATCAGATCAAGAAAGAAATAAAGTATATGAAGAGTATCGTAGAATTCATCCTAATCTTAAGAATGCATCTGATAAATATGTAGAAGAAGCGTTAGCAGAAGAATTTAGAGGGTATATGATGTATAAGACACCGAGAAAGTCTTATAGGATTACTAAGTGGTTTGAAAAACTACGAGACTTCATTATGTCTTTATTTGGTAGAACTACTCCTACTAAAATCTTTAGAGGTATATATGAAGGTAAGTACGCTAATATTCCAGTAAGTCAAGAAGCTAAAGATAGATTTGAGAAAGCTTATAGAAATAGGGTAAACTTTACTCAACATGGGTACACTTTCCAAAACATAAAATCTCTTGATAACTATAATCAGGCTATAGAATTCTTTGCAATATCTTATATTAATCAATCATTAAGTTCTCAATCTTTTGTAGATGATCTCACTAAAATACAGATTGACTACCAAGATATGCGTGATTTACTTGAGGATTTGTCATATGATGAAAATGCTACACCAGAGCAAAGAGCAGCTGCTAATGAGTTATATGAGCATTTTGATATATTCCAAAAAGATATTAAATCCTATCTTGATTCTTTAAGCCTAAGACAGGTAAAAGAAGAACAGGAATATGATGAAACTGAGGAAAGAGATGGTGGTGAAATTGAAAAGGAAAACTTTGATAAATATGATAAAGCTTCCTACGAAGTATCTGTATTACATAATATTAGACCTGCTGTAAAACTTTTCTTATCTTCTATTGAAGATCGTGTATACGATAAAGCTACAGATAGTTATGTAAGAGATATGAATGCTGAAACAGGTATACCTAGAGTAACACCATTCCTTTCGGCTTGGAGACGAATTGTAGATAAATTATTTGATGAAGATACTTATGATGGATTAATCAGAAAATCTGCTCAATTAGCAAAAACTGATCCTTTCTATGCTTCTGTATATAATAAGTTATCCTCAGTAAAGGATTCTAATCTTCAGACTCAAATATTTCAAACCATTACTGGTTATAGACATAACTTCCTTACAGTAGGATTCCAAAATGTTGGTACAGATACTATTCAGTACATAGCCAACTTAGGTGGTAGTGTTAATCTACGTAATGGTAAAAGATTAGTAGCTGATTGGAATAGAAATTTCTATAATAGTAACATGGTAATTACTGATGCAGAAGGTAATCGTAAGCCTAACATGGAATTACTAAAGACTATTAGAGATGATATCAATACATTAAATACTAGGTTAGCTAGAATGAATGAATCTACTAGCAATGAAGATTTTAATGCGGTATTGTATAGCTATGTAGATGTATATAATAAGATTGGTATTGCAATTAATTTTGATACTTTATACCAAGCTATTGTAGATAAGGTATCATCAGTCAATTCAGTTAATAAGCCTACAATACTACAAGCAGCTAAAGAGTTATTATCTAGTAATAGAGATGGTAGTTTAGCCAAGGCAATTCCTGAAATTTTGCGTAGACCTGTTAAAGATAAGCCTAATGATAGAATTAAAAGATCTATTGATGGTGTATTTACTGGAGAGAATAGTATATTAAACTTAGCTATTGTTCATTACCAGCTTAATAACAACAATCTTGAAGAGAAGGTATTAGGTCCTAAGAATACTACAGTATATCCATTATCTAAGCATAATTATCTTACTTTGGAAATTAAGAAACTTAATAATGATAGAAATTATGTTAGTAGATTATTAAAGTGCCCAATTAACTCTTCTTCACTAGTATACAATACATTAAAGAATAGTCCCAATACTAGACTTACTGTAGGTACTTTACTTAATATTACAGAATATAATTCTGGTAATACTGGTACAGACTATCAATCAGCTCCTAGAATAGAAACATTTATTTCTAAGTTTGTATGTTCTGAAAATGATATTCTTATCTTACCTACGATGTCTGATAAAAAAACATATATGCCAATTCAAGGATTAAAAATGTTTAAAGGTCGTACTTTAAATATTACTCCTGTTGATGATTATGTTGAAATGAGATTTTCTGACGATGTATTAAATCAATTCTATAAATACTATAGAAGTGAATATGATGCAATTCTACAGTATCGTAGAATGAAATTAGTAGAAGATAAGATTGATGATGCTAACAGACCTACAATGTACTTTGGTAAAAAGGGTCAGGATAATGGCAAAGGAGGTAAGTTTAGAATTGCTCGTGGTGTATATCATTATACTGAAGATGGTAATGTGCAATATATTTCTTTCAGTTCAATGAGTGACAAAGAGTTGATGGATTATTTTAACAATGCTGCTCAATTGAAAGAAGACTTAAATACTACATTAGGAGTGTTTGTTGGTAAACAATTGGATTATGTACAGAAATTAGGTCTAATTGAGAAAACAAGTGATGGGTATTATAAAAATAAATTCTTACCTGTAAGTTCTATTAATGATAGAGCCAATAAGTTATCTAATGATATTGCTACATTAGCAGGAAAGGAAAATGAACTAAATAGAAACCATATAGCTATTTATGATGCTATTTCTACATTTACTGTTAATAACTTTGTATCAATGTTTGAAACAGAAAAGATCTTGTATAAAGATGTAGCATTCTTTAAAAATTATCCTGATGTATCTAAACGTCTTGCTGGTACATTGTCAACTGGTGATAGACCTAGAACAGATTTCTCTGACCCTAATCACATAATGAATAAGGTTGCTAGATACAAACAAGGTAGATATAATGTAGCAGGATTGAAAGATGTAGAATTACGCACTAATCAACCAAAAGAATTATATAAAGCAATCTATGATGCATATGTAAGAGAATTAATGGAGAACTCTGGTAAATACACCAAAGAATACATTGATACTGCATTTGAATCTGGTGATCTATTCAGTAATGAGAGTATACCACAAGGTATTAAAGATAAAGCTAAAGAGAGTACAGAGCGTGACTTATCATTGTATGGTGATATTAAGATGAATAAAGAAGGTAATATTGAGGTTAATGAAGAAGAAACTCCAATTAACCAAGCCGATGCATCTGTATACTGTTCACCTACTATGTATAAAGCTATCTTAGCTAGTCAAGGTTTATTAGATCCTAAAGTAGAAGAGGCTATTGATTATGTAGAGCAACATGCTGATGATTTGGGTGATATCAGAAAATATGTAAATACATTATCTGCTGTATTATCTCCTAAAAAGATGGTATACTTTGGTAATGAAATACTTCAACCAATACCCGGTGAATTCATTAATATGCCTATCTTTAATAAGATGGCTATATTCCCATTATTTAAAGTACTGGCTACTGGAGATTTAAGAGTATTGTATGATAGGATGAATGATGTTAATAATCCTATTGATATGTTTACTACAAAATCCGCAGTAAAGGTAGGTAATATCAAAGAGTATGATTTCTATACAGATGCTACTCAAAATGAAATAACAGAAGAATTCAAAAAGGATGATAAAGGAACCTATTCTAAACCTATTGTATATAGACAACAGAATTTTGGTAACTTACTTAATCAGATGCCTATTGAAGCCCATGATGCTGAAAAGCGTATGTTGGTTACTCAGGCTATGAAGACAGTATTCTCAAATATTAGATTGGATGGAGATTATTTTATTCCTTCTGGTAGTGGTGTAGATCAAGATGTTACTGGTAGAAAAGGTAAGAAAGTTAGCGGTAGACAACTAGTTAAATTAGCAATGGATGCTATTGATAATCTATCAGATAGAGGACTCAACAGAATTCTTAAGGATTTACATGCCGAAAAGAATGAAGATGGTACATATTCTTTTAAAGATTTACAAGGTATATCTGATAAATTAGTAAGGGATATGATTTCATCTAATATGGATTCTGATATTATCGATCAGGTTACACTTGATGAAACTGGTAATTTTAAGGTTCCATTGTCTGCTTCTCCTGTAGCTAAGCAATTAGTCACGAAGATTATATCCGCAGTAAACAAAGAAACTGTAGATATTAATTTACCGGGTGGTACATTTGTGCAGATGTCTTCATTTGGTTTAAAATCTATTGATAAAGTAAAAGCTAGTGAAGCTGGTCAATATTCTAAGTACCAAATTAATAATGGTGAAAGACTTAAACTAATTGCAGATGATAGATCTATGGAGTGTGTTATTTCAATAAATCTGTTGAAACACATAATCCCCGGATATGAAAATATGTCATTCTTACAAGCTAGGCAGTGGTTAATAGATAATAATATAATTGGTCCTAATGCTTCACCATCTGCAATGGCATATCGTGTACCTACTCAGGGTATGTCTTCTATTGCTGCATTAACTATCAAAGACGTAGTAATGTCTCAAGCAGGAGATATAATCATACTACCAGATGAGTTTACTGCAAGAACTGGTTCTGACTTTGATATTGATAAGTTATTCTTAACAAGATATAATTATACTTCTCGTAGAAGTAATAAACCCGGAAGAGAGGCAACTAAAGATGAAATAGAATTAGCATTAAGTGAGTTTAATGAATATGCTGATGAAATCTTAGCTATCAAAGACGGTGAACCTATTACAAGAAGGTCTACACAGAATATGGCAGCATTGGTTAATGATTACCTTAAGAGTAAGAATTCTAATGTTGTGTACGATATTACAGATGCAACTTATAAGGTTTACCCGTATATATCTTCTAAGACAGAATTTGATTATAATAAACCAATGAATGAACAATCTCAGGGGGCTATAGAAAACCTATTGATTGATACATTTATGGCTTCATTGCTTGATTCTAAGAATACTCATGATACTACTAGACCATTGGACGTTCCTGTTAATATCATGAAAAATGGTATTGTAAAGAAGTATTTCCCTGATAAAAAGAATGATATTGCTTTATATGAGTATACAGAAGAATATCAGGATACTTTAAAACAGGACTTTGCTGATAGTAAAGGTGGTATTGGACCATTTGCATTAAATAACCCTCACCATGTATTAGGTCAATTAGTTGAATTAGTAATGCAATCTCCAGAGTACTTACCAAATATAGGTAACTTGCATAAAGTAAGTGGTGTAGATGATATTCATATTCTAGACTGGTTATCTGCATTGATTAGTGCTCACGTTGACGTTGCCAAGGACAACTATATCATCAAACTAAATGTAAATGGATTTACCTATAATCTTACTAACTTTTTATTAAGAAATGGTGCTGGCAAGAATACTATGTATTTTGTTTCACAAGAGATCATGAAAGATCTTGCAAATGATTATATACAGAGTAGGGGAGTTTATGGAATAGATAACACTAAACCGTTTTATAGAAGATTCCAAGAGAAGGAAAAGGAAGTATATGATAAATTTGTTACTAAAGCAAAGAGCTTAGCTAAATCTAATGAGGATAAAGAAAACCTTGACTTATTACTTAAGAATGAACAAGTTACAGATCAAGTATTGTTTGAAATTCCTGAACAAGGAAAATTAGGTTATTTAGAAAATCTTCTTCGTAAAGCTAATGATAAAGAAAAAGATTTTGACTATTACTATGGACAAATTCTCGTATATAAATTATATAAGGAACTAGAACCTATGGCTCAGGCAATGTCTGATCTTGTAAAAGCTTCCCAAGTAGATACTAAGAAGTTTGGTAAGAACTCTATTGAAATGAGGACATTTCTACAAAATGTTGCTGATTGTTATACTAGCCCATATTTCACGCCAGAAATGGTTAATAAATTCTTTAATGAAACCTTCTTACAGAAGAAGATTGACAATAGTATCAAGTTTACTTTAGATTTACTTGGCAAAATTAATATACAATCTTCTGATGAGTATTATAGGGTATTCAGATCCCTTATTAATGCTAGTGGATTTTCCAAAGTAAAAGATAAACAAGCTGTAACAGCATTTACTAATGCTATTGATTCTTACTGGAGAGCTTATGCATTGTATGATAGTACTAGTAGTCCATTAATTAATAGTATGAAAGAGCTGAGAGACCTATTCATTGGTCCTAATACTATTGCTAAGAGGATTAATAGGATTAAAACTGATATTATCTCTGATGCTGCTTCTAAAGGTGGTAAATACCCAATTATATCTGTTACTAATGGTAGGATTAGTAATCTATTCCTTAATAGTATTACTGGTGTAACTGATACTACAGGTAAAGCTATAGACTATATTCGCTTAGACTATTCAGATGATATTAGTTCTAATGCTAGTAGACAGATTAGAGAATACTGGCAAGAATTATTAGATAGTGATAATCAAGAATTACATGATTTAGCTTATGATTTAGTTAGATATGCAGTATTTAGTGGTCATGGTACTAAACACTTGAATTCTCTATTTGATTTTATACCTACTAGGGTATTAGATGAACTTGGTTATTATGAAACTGTAAGGACTTTAGAGAAAAATATAGATGATTTCTCTAATTTGTTCACTCCTGATGATGTAGATGAAATCTATCGTAATAACTGGCAAGATAATAACATGGTTCCTGTAATAAATACAAATACTAAAGGTATCTATATTCATAGAGAAAAAGTTGGTAATAGATTAGTTCCTGTAGCTATTAAAGGGTCTTCTAGAAGATATGTTTGTAAAGATGATACTGATGTTCCATTGTATCATCAATATGTTAAAATGAGAGATAACAATGCTACTGGTGGATATAATCTATATAAATATGTTGGTACATTTATTAAAGATAATGGTAAAATTAAAACATATAAACCATTATATATATTAGTGAATAAGAAAGGATTTAGACAAGGTGGTAAAGGGTTTGTATCTGAATACTTATCTCCATATACTACTGGAAGTAAATATATATCTAGATTCTCTATTATTCCGGGTAATAATGTTGCTCCAAGATTTGCTAAATACGATAATAATTTCTTAGAGGATATTCCAGATATTATTAACAATGAGATTGTACCAAAAATCAATTCACAAACTAATAAGGTAAGTGGTAAACCATTAAGTGGAGTATTTTATTCAAGAAATACAATTGATTATATGTTTAATACTGTTGAAAATGATTCAGCTCCATTAGTAGATAATAGCATTGATGAGAATGGTGAAGTGGTAGAGTCTGTTCCTACAGAATCTCTAGAGCAATCTCAGGAACGTGAGCCAGTTACGTTTACTACTTCTGGTACTACAAATTATCCTCAACGTACTAAAGAGAATGCAGATTGGTCTGATATTACTTTAGCTATAGCTACAGATTTTAATACAGCAGGTGAAAAGCTTACTAAAAGAGTTGCAGGTAACAAATATATCAGTTCACCTATGCCGGATGATGGAAGGAATGATGATACTTTACCTACAATTGCTGCAAAGTATTATGCTGATGAAATTGTAAAGGAAATAAACAGTAAAAGATTACCTACAAATAACATTAAACTTAATATAGCAGGTAACGGTATATATACATTATCAGAGTATAGTCAGGAAGAAGTAGATAATTATGTGACAGCGTTAATACAAGAATTACAAAACAACGGTATTACTATAGCTGCTATTAGAAGTGGAGGTCAAACAGGTATTGACGAAGCTGGTATTAAGGCAGCTATTAGATTAGGTATACCTGCAGAAGTACACAGCACCTCTGACTTCAAGTTTAGAGATAAGTCTGGAAGAGATATTTCTAATGAACAAGCCTTTAAAGATAGGTTTATAAATGATATTAATACTGAAGAAAATACCAATAATGAATTCAATCAAGTTATGTCAACCAGGAAAACATACTCAGGGTTAATACAATCTTTAGCACCTAATCAAATATTTGTATTTGGTAGTAATACACAAGGAAGGCATGGTAAAGGCGCAGCATTAACTGCAAGAAACAAATTTGGTGCAAAATATGGTCAAGCAGAAGGTCCTCAAGGTCAATCATATGCGATTATCACGAAAGATTTAACAAAGCATATTCACCCTTCCAGAACTGTTGAACAGATAAAAGAACAAATACACAATCTATACGAATACGCTAGACAAAACCCTGACAAAGAGTTTTTAGTAGCATACTCTGGTAAAGGCACTAATTTAAATGGCTATTCAAACCAAGAAATGGCAAATATGTTTGGCAGTGAAGAAATTCCAACAAATATAACATTTGAAGAGAATTTTAATGAGTTAATACAAGCAAATGATCAGGTTACATCAGAGTTCAATAACGAAAATGAATTTCCTACAGATGAAATGAATCATTGTATAAAGTAATCATATATGAAAATAATTTGTCCTAATTTAAAAAATGAAGAAGTTGCAAGAGAATTTGAAGAATTAAAAAATGCAACTAGTGAAGCAGCGGCTTATCATATATGGTCGCAGAACAATGGTAATGGCATAGATAAGGCTCCCAATGGGGAGCCATCTAAGCTCTTTTCAGACCTTTTAGAGCATTATAATGGTGATAGAGTAGCTGCTATTCAAGCTAAAGCTAGAACTTATTCTAAGAGTTTTAAAGAATGGTTTGGTGAATCCAAAGTAGTAGATGAGAATGGTGAACCTAAACTAATGTTTAGAACGGATGATAAAGGTAAAAACATTATGGGTAGAGGTGATGGTGGACCTTTTTTTGCTACTGATAATATATTAGTAGCGGCGTCTTATGCTTTTGAAGATTCTAGTAGCCTTTATAAAGGTTTTATTAATTTAAAAAATCCATATATAATTAATGAAGAGTCTCATGGTTTTTACTTAATGTATAATGGAAAACAAACAAGCATCCCAGAGATTACGGAAACTTTAATCAAAGAAGGATATGATGGTGTATTATACAAACGGGTTTGGGATGTAGGAGATTATATAGATTATGACCCTGAAACAGATTATTGGGCAAGCAATGTAGCTGTGTTTAATCCAAATCAGATGAAATCAATAGATAACCAAGGTACATTCTCTACTCAGGATAATAACATATATCTAGCAGATAGTAACACAGAAAATATAAGTCAATTAGAATCTATGCAATCTTATAGTAATAGTAAAGAACTATTAGATAATATGGATTCTGAAATGGCTACTGTACTCAATGATGTTGCTAGTAAAATAAATATGCAGCCAGTATCTATTGAATATATAGATAGACCATTAAATGAAATGTATCCTGAAGCTACTTACTGGACACCTGCTATATATGACAGAAAATCTAACGCGATTGTAGTAAATAGAAATGGTGATTTCAGTAGATATGGTTCATTAGAGAATGTGTTATTACATGAAATAGCTCATGCTATTACTCTAGATTCATTAGCTTCAAATACTGAAGCAGCGAATGAACTTAGAAAGATTCAAAAAGAATATGCAGAAAAGTATGAGGATCATGCTAGTAAGAATGTATATGAGTTTGCTGCAGAGCTGTTTTCTAATCCTGAGGTTATTCACAATATGTTTGACTTCCCTGCTACAAAAGGAGAAAAAACATTAATTCAAAAAATTATTGATTGGTTTAAGAGATTATTTGGTAAAAATACTACTCATCAAGACTTAATTAATAAAATAGTAGATAATGTTATTGAATTTAATGCATATCAAACTCTAGAGCAAAGAGAAGATTCTTATGATTATATACCAGATGTTTTACCAGCAGCCAGTAAGCGTGAAGAAATTGCTTCTATCAAACTTAGATCTGTATTCTCTGATATGGTTAAAACAGCAGAAAACCGTATGGCTTCTTTAAGGTACAATGTTATAGAAGATAAATTTGATAGAAACGAAAATTTACGTAATGATAAATTGCTATCTAGTCTTAGAAGTATCCAAAATTCTATAACAGATATAGAAAGTATTAATAACATTACTAATTTCCTTAATGGTAGTCTAGAGTATGTAGATAATGTACTATATAGTCTAGATGAAGCAGAGAGAGTAATTAAAACTATTGATGAGAAGATAAGTACTGCACAAATAACAAATGATACTGAAGAACTTACTAAGTTAAGAACTGCTTTAGATAATTTTGGTGCTGAGTATTTATACCCACATGAGAGTAATTTACGTAAACTTTATAATGAGCTAAATACAGAATTTAATAGGAATATCTATGAAAATATATTAGGTACTAATGAATTTGATAATATATTATCTGTAGTAGATGGATTGATTAGAGAATTTTCATCTAAAAAGATGATAGATAGAGAAAACATTGGTTACATGTATGGGAACTCAGTTAGAAGAACAGTAGAAAAATTCTTGCGTACTGAGATGGAAGAAGCTAAAGACCCTAATATAGATAGAGCTCTGATGAACTGGCTTACTTTTGATGGTGATTTAAATTGGTATCATAGATTCTTCGCTACTCCTGTAAACTCACCTAAATTTGTTATCAAGCTATTGAGAAAAGTTATTGGGGATGTTAACTCTATGACTCATAAACAGGTTTATCGTAAGTATGCTGAATTATATAAAGCAGCAAAAGAAACAAGAGATCATAACCTTTTATTTGAAAAGGATGTAGATGGTAAAAAAACTGGATATTTAATTAGAGATCGTAGATATGGTGTATATCAAAATAATAAATATAAGTTTAGAAAAGATTGGCTAAAGAATCATAAATTAGCTAGTATTGATGAGCTTAAACTTAATCCTTCTCTATGGATACAATATCAAAAAGATTATAATGATTGGAAGTCTGAGAATTGTGAAAGAAAATACACACCAGAGTTTTATGCTATCTTTACTAATCTAAGTATGGAAGCTAATATGGCTCTATCTGAAGTAAATCTAGAGATAGATAATATATTAAAACCGTACAGAGATAGTAACACTAATAAACCTAGATTCGAAAGAATGCCAATAGATGAATATCAAAAATATAATAGGTTATTAGAGAAGAAAAGAAATCTTGCAAATCCTTATGATCCTATTACTGGAGAATTAAAACCAGAAGGTAGTGTAGAAGCACAGATAGCTGCTGAACTTACAGAAGCATATGCTAAACTACAAGAAGGTTTAGAATCTAAAGTGGATATAGATGCTTTCCTAGAAGAAATGGAAAGAATGAAAAACATAGAAGGATATACTCCAGATGGAAGCGATACATTGTATAGTGCTTGGTTAGAGCGTAATACTAGATGGGAACTTACAGATGAATTTAAAGAAAAGGTATCTAGGCAAAATAAAAAAGATTATGGTGAAATATATGATAGGTTATATCAAGCTAGATACAATCTATTAAGATTGTATAGAACTGATAAATTTGAACCAGATTATACTAGAATGCCTCAAGCTGTTAAGGATAAAATTAAAGAGCTTGATATAGCAATGTATAATGTTAGGAAGCGTACTAAAAAAACTGCTAGTAGTGTTAGACTATTTAAATCTGAACTTAGTGATATAGCAAAGGAAAATGGAGGTAAAAGTGCTGTATCATCTGAAGATATATGGGTAGATGATAAAGGAGTAAAACACTATGCTTCTTATATGACCAAAGTAATACCAGTACGTCAACAGTATATGCATAGAGTACCAAATAGCAATTGGGCTGAAACATCTGAAGAATCTAAATTCTATAATAAAAACTACGACAACAGTATACCAGAGGCAGAGCAACCTAAATTATCTATTAAAGAATATGATAATAGGAAGGCTTATAATGCTGTAATGAGAGATCCTGCTCTAGTTAATCTTAGAAATGTTATTCTAGATGTTATGAATGAAGCTAATGATAAAATTACTCACTCTAATTATAAGAATAACTATAAGTTACCGCAAATTAATGGTAATATCTTTAATTATTGGGGTAGTAGGGGGCTCATTACAGGAACTCGAAACTATATGGTAGATGCATTTGGTATTCAACCAGATGATGAAATACATGGAGTAAAGGTAGAAACTAGACCTAATGGTACAGAGATAAATATTATGCCTACAATGTATACTACCATGCTTACTGATCCTGCTTCTGGTACTAATGATTTAATTGGAGCTATTACTAAGTATTATAGAATGGCTTGTAATTATGAAAATAAGAAGAAAATAGCTCCTCAATTGAACCTACTAGATAGTTTGATTACTAATGCTGGTTCTATTAGACAAAAAGGCTTTACTAAGCCTGCTGCAAGTAGTAAGTTAGCAGATGCAGTTCACACTTATATAGGTTATCATATTTATGGTAGACGAGATATATTACCTGAAGTAACATTAAAAGGTTATAAGATTTCTTTAGATAAAGTATTTGAGCATTTTTCAAGATGGGGTAGAGATATTGGTTTGTCTTGGAACTTACGTTCTGCAATATCTGGTGGAGTTGCTGCATGGAGTTTTTATGCTAATGATGCTTTTGTTCGTAAGCATTATAATATGCATGATTTCACGATTGCAAATGGTATTTTAACAAAAGAACTAATTAGCTTAAAAGCTGCTAGTCAATTTGGTAAAAACCAAGCTAATAATAAATTAATAGGTGCATTAGAATATAATGGTCTTACTTTTAATCAAGAGGAAGATTTATCCAATACTAATAGATGGAGAATAGGTAGAATGATCACTAGAGCTGTAGAACCATACTCTGCTTTTAAGTTAATGTCATTTTTACCTAATAGTGCATTTACTGTTTCAGTTTATTTAAACTATAAGTTAGTTCGATTAGAAGATGGGCAATTACATTTTATTTCTGAGAACGATTTTCTAGATAACCATTTTCTTAATAAGTCTATAGAAGAGCGTAAGGCTATATATAGAAACGCTAAAGATAATCTATGGAATGCATATGAAATGAAAGATGGGTTTAGAGTAAAACCCAAGTATGCACCATATGTTACTGCTGAGTTAGAAGAAGAAATAACTGCTAAGTTAGGGTCTATATCTAGTCATGCAGAAGGTATGGTTGAGGAAGCAGATAAAAGTGGTGTTCATTTATTACCAGCCCTTAGTACTATACTTATGTTCCGTGCTTTTATTCCAAAAAATATAGAAAATACAATATCTCCAATGTACTGGAATTACCAGACAAAAGAGTTATCGATGGGAACAGCATCAGCATATTTCTATGGATGGAAATACGGATCTGATAGAAAGCTTATTAAACTCTTGAGAGTACTCACTGGAAGAAATGATGAGAAGTTAAAAGAATTACAAGAGCAATATCCTGATGTAGACGTAAAGAAACAAATAGATTTACATATTAGAAGGTTTAATGCTCAAATGTTCACATACTTCTTCTGGTTAACTATATTTAATCTATTTGGAATGGGTGCAGATGATGATGATTATTGGTTTACTCAATTCTTACGATTAGAATTAAAGAAGATTTCATTAGAGTCTGGTTCTAGGTATAATGCAATGGATGTATTCGATATTCTTAATTCTATTACTCCATTAATTCAAACATTTGTAGATGTTAATAGGGTTATTAATCCATTATCTTATTTGAGTAGTAGAAAATATGAAGAAATTGAAAGAGGTGCTTATAAAGGATTAAAGGGATGGCAAAGAGACTTTATTAAAGTTATTCCAATACTTAATGCCTACTATAATATGAAGAATCCACGAGAGAAACTAAACGATATGATAAATCGTATTGGATAAACAAAAAAGGGATCGTTTCACAACGACCCCTTTCTTTTTTCAAACAATTAAGTTTTGGATACTAAAATCCAAGGCAATTTATATCTTCAAGCAATGTTGGCTCTTGAACGTCTTGTTGCTCAGCCATTTGCATTATAAATAGTTCTTCTTTTACTGTTAACGTTACTTCATCTTTCATAATACTATCATTTATTCTAGCACTCGAACTAACAAATACATTCTTATTAGTAAACTGAGTAATATGCTCTTTTACTTTAAGAGGTAATAGATGATAATATCTATTCTTTATTGCATATATTAGTCTATCATGCTTCGGATTTATTTTAAATATGAAGACGGTATGATAATCTATATCTCCTTTATATCTATAGTGACCTAAATATAAATTATGCTGTTTATATAATTTACATAAATTTATATATTCAGTATATGATAAACCTGCATAACTTATGTGCAGGTTTTCTTTTATAAAATAGGTAGATAATTTCTTTAATACAATATTAGAATAACATTCATTAAAGAATAGAGATACTATCATTTCCATCATATACTTCTGATCCATCTCCATCGTAATACTCTCTAGAGTGGTCCCATAAATCGTTTTGTTTATGCCAGCATATTCTTCTGATAGTTTCTGATATTATTGTAAGTCTTTCTTCTATACATTCTGGAGTAAAGTTAATAACTCTAACTTCATATCCATTATTACTTTGGATAGCAATGATATAGGTTTCTTTTGTATATTCATCTATATCTATATTCAGTTCGTACTTAAAGTACCAATGAATAGCTAACCAATAGTAAGCTAATTGCCTTCTATAATCATACTCTTCGATAGAATGTTCAAAATTCCATACATCAGCAGTAGTTTTTAAATCTACTAATGTAATCTTCTTTAGAGTATGATCTATCATTAGCCTGTCTAACAAAGACTTACAAGATAAATGATAGTTTTCGTAAGCTTTTGGAAATTCCCAATTTATGTGGAACTCGTTATTTTGTTCGCAGGTTTGCGGTTGTTTATATAATAATTCATTTGCTTTCTTATGATCCTGAATGTTTTGCTTAATAGTTTTTAGCATATTCAGATCAGCAAACGAAATAGATTTCAACTCAGTTTGCCGTTCAGTCTTAAGATATTCTATGTAGTTTTCTAGCTTTTTAGCCATTTCTTTGGCTTCTAAGAGTATTTTTTCTTCACTCTTACCTTTTGTACTATAGGCATCAGAATAAGCCTTTATAAGGGCTAAATCTGGATCAATTTCTACAGTACCAACTAGTTTATCAGCAAATAATTGTTGTTGTTTACTACTTGGAGTTTCAAAGTCTAGTATTCGATAATGTGCCCAAAATTCTTCAGGTTGAAGAATATACATATGTATCATTGTTCCTTTATCTAAATAACTAGCTTTAAGACCTTCAGCGTTTCCTTCTAGCATATCTTTTAGATATCTTGGACCTTTCTTTAAGAATTGCCCTAAATTACTATTAGATATACGAGAATTGTCATCATAGTAAGGTATACTTAAATCCATATTATTCTTCTACATTTTCTGATTCTTCCTCGTCCTTTACTGGACCTAGATCAACAATCAGATCATATTCTTCTAATACGTTTTTATTTTCCATCAGTTAACTGTTTTATTTGTTTAATACATTCATCTACTTCCTTATGATTATGAACAATAAACAAATTATATTGTTCATCTAAACCTGATTTAACTAAGTTATACTGAAATAATTTCCACTTATAAGGAAAGACATCATTAGGTCTACCTTTTGCTTCAATTATAAAGTTATTACCTACAAAATCTGGAGTATATGTCATAGGTCGTATCTTTTTATCTTTAAACTGAAAACTAGGGACTAGCTCAAACTTTATAGGCTCGTACTCAGCTTTCAGTTTATTTTCTTTTAGTGCTTTATATGTATATACTTCTAACTTACTTCGGAAATTAATATTATCGAAGACGGTTGGAGTCGCATTTATCACTTTCTTGTTTTGACTCTTTTTCTTTTTCATCTAAGATTTGTTTTAATAATTTCTTAAACGAAAGAAGATTGAGTATGTTGCTAATAGTACAACATAAAACAATAAAGGATATTAAAGCTACTAAATTGACAGTAATTGTAGTACTAAGCAACTCGATTATTAAGTGCCTCCTTTAATTTCTCAAGTTCTACAATCAAGGTTTCTAACTCCCGTTTAGCATTTAGCATTTCCTCATCAGTAAGTTCAGTATTATTATTTTTAACTATACTTAATTTTTCACTGATTTTATCAATGATAGAATAATCAAATACAGCTACAGCAATACCAAACAAGTATGTACAAAACATACTAATAAGAAACGGAACAGTAAATATCATACCAATACCAAACCGAATACCTTTCCAAATATTTTTTAATACTTTCATAATGTCTTATTTAACCAGTTTTTAATAACTTCAAAGCCGTTATTCTTAACGGCATCACTAATATCTTTACTTTGGAATTTCTTAAATATATTTCCATGTAAATCCAGCATATGTTTTTTGTAGTCCTTTGCAACAACGACTAATAGAACTTTTAGATAAATTGTTTATTTCTGCAGCTTCTTTCAAAGAATTATATTTACACTTAAAGTATCCGTTTTCATATTTTGCGATTTCTTTTTTATGAAAGTTTTTTAATTTACCATAATTCATGTTATATTTTTTAGTGCACCATTCTAGATTAGAAAAATTATTATTTTTCTTATTTTCATCTATATGATTAACTTGTGGTAAATTATTTGGATTATCTATAAACAATTCTGCTACTAACCTATGCATCAAAAATTGCTTAACCTTTCCATGTTTAGATAAACATACTTTTAAATAACCATTTCGATTATCTTGAGGTTTTAAAAGATTGTTATTCTTTAAGTTTTTAATCCTTCCGAAATTACTAACTACATAGTCATAATCTTCTATCTTTTTCCAAATTTCTTTGTTTTCTGAACTCATTATCAATCCAATTTTTTATAGTTTTAAAACTATTAAGTTTAATAGCATCAGAAATATCTTTTGCTTTAAAACTTTTATGGATTAGTAACGGTTTTAGTCTATAAGTTGTTGTAATTTTACGTAAATTTTTGCATCCTGCTTTGTCTCGATCGTAGATAACAATTATATTTTTAAATCTACATTTAAGTTCCTCTAATACTTTATCTGGAATAAATGTACTTTCTGATGATGGAGATATTGCATTATAACCCATTTCTTTCAAACACATAACATCTTTGAGAGACTTAGTTATAATTAATAGTTCGCCTTTTTCAGGAAGTTGTTCTAACCCTTGAATATCATATTCAGTAAGATTATTACGCCATTTAGTGTACTTATCAGCTAGAGGTCTATAAATTTTAAACTTATCATAAACCTTATATGCATACATTGGACTTTCATCCTTATAAATACCCTTTACAATTCCATCACATAAATAGTATTTAATACTACTTACGTTATATTTCTTTAATGTATCTAGAGTAATACCAAACTGTTGCCAAAATGCTTTATCAACATTAGTGAATTCTTGTCTTACTACTCCAATTACGGTTTCTTCAGACTTTTCATATGCTTTAGTACTTTTTAAAACAGTATTATTTTTTATGTTCAGATCTTTTACAATCTGTTTCAGTAGTTTGTCATAATTAGTTATACCAGTATATTCTTGTACAAATCTAATTACGTCTCCACAAAGACCATTACCATGATCTTTAAATAAGAGTTTACCTGTTTTCCTACTTCTAAATATTCCAAATGAAGGATTTTTATCTTCTCTAAATGGACTATTGTAGATATAACCTATTTTAAATTGTCCTATGTAACGTGCATATATGTCATACTCTGTTACTCTAGATAGAATATAATCTAAAGTAATAGGATCCTCTTTTTTAATTCTCTTAGAGTCGTACATAATATAGCAATTTTAGTGAGAGTAGAGGACTTGCACCTCTCCTTAGGTAAAATACCGGGCTATTCACACATCTGCTTCTACCTCCACTCACCGTACGCCGACCGCAAAGCAGCCCGCCTACTTGAAGATATATGTGCTTACTCTCTTTTTGTGTGAGAGGGGGATTCGAACCCCCATGCTAGTATATATTAACTAGCTCCAATCTAGGTATTCTGTCGTCCTTTTCAGACTTTGTATTTCTTTACCAGACAGTACATCCACTTACGTGCGATAATACCTATTCCTCATCCCCATGATCAGTGTCAAAAAGTTTTTTAATTTCTTCAATTTTTTCTTTAGCGCCTTCTTCGCACAGGCACTCTTCTGAAGAGATATAAATGTCAGATTTAGTACTTTTCCTAGTTTGTCTAGGAACATGACCTAAGCCCCAGCCACATTTAAATTTAGCAGTCCAAAATCTGAACATATGATATCTGAAAAACCAAGGAGATACACATGTAAGCATAGTAGGTAGTATTAAGGGGTCTTCAAATCGCTTAAATACTACTTCTACTAATAGATAATCGATTCGCTCTTTTTTATAAAAACCTAACGCCTCTACTTCAGCAAATGTTGAAATCTGTACACGATAACCTTGAGATTCTAAGAAATCTGCAAGCTTTAAAGCGGTATAAGATTTATAAAGCATATCTTTTGCAGATATTGCACAACATTCACATATTCCTACATGTAGTTTAATGAACTTACCATTTTTATCTCCTCCAGTTCTTTGTCTTTTCCTAAGAGATGGTAATCCTTCGATAAATCTATCGTAATTCATATCATCTCCATCATTCTCATCATACTTGTAGTTAGTCTTTGATCCTCCAAATATCAGATCTTCATCTAACTTTTCAAGTTCATCTAAACCTTCTTTATAAAAGTATTTAGATTTTTGAATCTCTTCCTTAGTTAGTCCTACCCATTTAGGATCGTCTACTCTAGAAATCTCCTTATACTTATCAGGACTACCTGTATCTTCTTGAACTTCACACTCAGTGTAAAATTTATCGAGATTATCAAAATGTGTCTCCAGTTTTTTACCCATGTCACGCTGCCTTTTTAATTTCGGATTTACTTTCAGATGTTTGTAGAAAACGAGTTGAAAAATCTAACTCTTTGTTGACCATTTCCTTTTCAGAATCAGTCCAGTTAGTAATCAACATTTCTTTCCAATTCTTAAAATAAGCCTTCTTCATAAGGTGTCCAGACTGAATCATACGCGTAGATGCAACTCGGCGCAGATTACACTCTTTGATTATCTCACGAAGTTTCCATACGTAGTTTACTACATCAGTGTCATACTGACTTTCGTAATCTACAGAATAGTTAACTTCTATAATGCCACCGGTGAATCGGTCAATAGTAGATGCGTCTAATTGATTGTTAGCCACATACTGTCGACTCGCACCATTGCCAAACGTATTAGAAGTAGCAATGATGATACACTCGGGGTGACGACATACTAAACCAGTAGTAGTCTCAATCTCACCGTTAGCAAGAGCAGCATTTAATACTTGACCTACTGCAGGGTCTAATGCAGTCATCTCATCAATCAAGATAACAGATGGCTTAGCATAATATTCCGCAAACTTAGTAGATTCTCGAGTAGGATACTTATATCCTACAAACTCTGTCGCAGAAGTACCAATACCACAAGAAATACATAAGTATGGAACATTAAGTTCATTTGCAACATTACGAGCCATAGTAGATTTACCACATCCTGCAGGACCTACCATCCAAATGTTTCGCATACCAGCCTCAATAATTTTCTTTAATTGATCCTCTGGATTCATTTTGGATATATCTACATACTTAGCCTCTTCAGCTAGTCGTTTCTTCTCGTCCTCTAACTTCTGTTTAAGTTTTTCAAGCTCTTTACGAAGTTTATCCTGAAACTCACTAGCCTTACGCATAGTAATTCCAGAAGCAGATGTTTTGAACTTCTCGCCTTTATTGTTTGTAACCGTATATTTAGTTCCAAAGCGAGTATCCTTCTCTATGACTTTCCAAAAATCTATCGGTTTTGTACGTTTGTTTTTACCGTTTTCGTCTTTGACAGTAGTAATAATACTACCAAAAAACTCATCACCAACCTCCAGATCTTTTGGTTTCGTTTTAGTAGTAAGATTGTCTCCAATGCTACCGCTAGACTCAGATTCTTCACTATTCAACATCTTCTCAGATGTTTCTTTGAACATTTTTTCAAACTCAGTTTGTTTGCCGTCTTTAATAAACTGTTGTATCATTTGCAAAAACGGATGCTCTAAGTCATCATGTCCCTTTGCATTACCACTAATCTCACCATTTTTTACTGAATATTTTAAGTCTGTTAACTTTGATTCTATCTCTTGAATGTCTAACATAATAAACTATTTTTTTGAGGTTAATAAAAAAGGGAGGGTAACAAAAGTTACTCTCCCTTTCCAATTTAATCGGTTATATAATGTTTTACCTTTTTAGAAAGGCAAATCATCCTCACTATCGTTACTTGTTGTAACGTCAACACTTTCTAATGTACCATTTACTACTTGGAATGGATTAGCATTTTGTTTCTCGACATCAGCTACAATCGGTTTTTCAAACAAATCAATTCCTAACTTAGTAATCATTGATCCGCCAGCATCTACTGTAGACATAGGTTCGATAAATGTATATTTTGCATACTTTGGAAGTGTGGTATAACCTTTATCATTATAGACAACTTTTACTCTTAAGGCTTTATCCTTAATGTTATCTGCAGACAAAAGTCCTACTACCCATTTAGCATACTCTTTGAAGCTTTCACCTTCAAATTGCAACTTATCCTCGTCATAGAAACATTTCAAAATCTGCTCTACACGAGAGAATTGCTTATCACATTTTAACTCAAATTCCTCCTGAGTAAGTTCGCCAAAAGCTGTTTTCTTTCTCGGTTCCCACTCAGTGTGAGTCATAATCCTACCTTCTTTTTCGAACTTAAATTCGATAAAACTGTTATCTTGAATTGAGGTTTCATATCTAACTCCAATTAAATGGACATTATCATGAATACCTGCACTTAAAAATGCTACATCGTTTTTTACAATCTTTTTTGCTCTGCTAGAACTGTACATATACGTATATTTTAATCATTATTAGGCAAATAAATTCTATCCCAATAGGTAACTAACTTACCTTCGTTATCACTTTCAGCAATAACAATTTTCTGGCCTCTAAGATGAGGCGCTCTCGCTTCTACTATATTGTTTTCTCCGCCCTGAAACGAAATTAATGTCTGGTTTTTCTTTCTATAGACATAGCCTATAGCATCTGCTTCTCCACAGATAATATCACTAAGTCTTCCAGCAAGGTCAAGCTGCATTTCAGATAGTTCTTCACCATCCTTATTGACTAATTTATCTTTAGTATGACCTACTAAAATAAATTCTTCACACAACTCTCTAAACATATCAATAACTTTTCTAACAGCCTGTCTGATATAAAACCATCCAGCACCATTAGGCAACATTCGAACATCTCCTCTATAGGATTTACCCATTGGAGTCTGTTGATAAAGAGTTAGAGCATAACTTAACGTTATTTCTTCTAATCTTGTTGCATTATCAATAGTTATATGCTTATAGAAGAAGCCATTACATTCTTTATTCTTTTGGCGAATAGCCGCAGCAATTTCGCCTAAGTCATTTACGTTTCTAGCTTGAACACAGAGAGAATCTAAGAACTCAGCTCCTCCCTCCAAGTCAATAATCAAATTTGAATCTAATTGACTTGCTATAGTAGTTTTGCCCGATTTTGGTTTACCAAATAATATTAAGAATCTTGGATTCTTTACTTTGGCTTTAACTTTTTCAGTAGGTAATACTATCATAA